ATGTTATAGCAAAAAATGTTTTTCGAATTTAAGCATTTAAAAGTAATGAATATGGGCTATTTTGAACATATGTTTATTTCTTTAAATTATGTTGCTATATTGTTTATTTCAGCAATTAAAGCACTAATTCACGCGTTTATACCGGATCTATTTGAAACTTCTACAAGTCAATGTATTGTAGAAATAAATAATAAGTTAACAAAACATCATACAAAGAATGATAAAGAATGATAAAAAAATTGACTAAGTTATATATTAATAGCAATATATTAATAGCAATATATTAATAGCAATATATTAATAGCAAGACTACAAATGCTTAAGGCTAATGATTTAATTGCTAGTGTTAAAAAAAGCATAGAGCTTATTGTTATGAGCGAGACTAATATAACGAAATATTTGGATTTGTATAATTATTCTAGTGACCTTTATTTAACTATGGATGAATATATACTGGACAACTATAATTATGAATTATTTGGAAAAAATGAAATATGGGCAGAGCTTGAAACTATTGGACATAAAGAAATTCAGCATTTTATACCTAACATTATACTTATTTCATATAGCTATAATAATTATTATGAAGTAGTAAACTGGATAATAAAGGAAGACTATTATAAATTAATAAGTTTTTATGCTTTAAGCGTATCGCATAATATTATTAGAAATAATATTGCTGCTATTAAAATGGCGTGGTTTACTAATGATAAAACAGGTCTTGAAAACTAATAGATTTTAATAAATTTATTAATATACATTTTTTTACTACATTATTTTAATATTTTAATATTATTAGTATATACTAATAATATTAAAATATATGCGTAAAAAAACACTTAATCGTAGAAAAAAAGTTAGCAATAGAAGTAAAACACAAAGACTAGCTTACAAAGGTCATTTAGGTAAAGGTAAAGTAAACATTGGTCATCTCTCTGGTTATGAGGTTAAACAATTATTAGTTGGTGTATCAGATAACCCGGCTATGCAAGAAAAAGTAGTTTATCTTATTAAAGATGACCCCGAAGTGTGTAGAAAGTTATTTGAACATTTAACTAATCAAATTCACACCTTTAGTCGAGCTACTTTGATTAGCCTGCAAACACCTATTTCACAATTACAAGAGTTAGCGGTGCCTGACGCGTGGAAATTTCAATCTTATATAAATACAAATCTTGAGCGTCGGAATGGACTAAGCAACGTCCCATTAGGTCAGTTTACTGCTCAAGGATATAAAAGCAAGTCACAGCATTCACATTCACATAGAAGACGCTCACAATAAAATTGATTTCTTTTTATAATTATTTATTATTAAGTTAAAATGGCATCATCAGTGCTTGTGTTAATGAGCTTGCTATCTAATCATAATATTATGTCAAATATGTTTGACCTAGACTATTTAAAGGCACAAGAGAAAAACAGGCTTAGTCAATTTAAGAAGGATCAACGCAATCATAGGGCTAGTCTAGCGAGAGAATATAAAGCACTAATGTTTACTAGCAATACACCACATAAGCATAAGCATAAGCATAAGCATAAGCATAAGCATAATTTGAATAATTTTCAATATTATTTAAATTATAATATTAAGCGTTAATATATTAACTATAGAAAACAATATAGAGCTAATGTTATAAATTATATAGGTTTTTTTTTGCAGTTTTCTTTAAATTATTAGCTTTAATTTATATAATTATATTATTTTTATTAATTATATATATTATATTATTAATAATGAGTGTAACTATTGATAATGATGTTTACAATATAAAGCTGGCTAACTTTGATAAGCAAAATTTTATAAATAGTGAGATTTCTAATAGAAACTATCCGTCGGGTGGGCTAACAATGAATTTTTCATTTAGGCCAGTAAATACTAAATATACATTTATGCCGACTGTTGCACCGCTAGTAAAATCAGTAGAACCTATAGTTAATTATAGTAATTATGATACTAGTTCCGTTTTCTTTCCTGGAACTAGTAAAATGCATTACTGCGGGTTTGCTTCCAATGTAGATCGAGAGTCTACTTTGAGAAATCAGTTTTTTGCTCTACAAAAGGCAGACCAAAAAGCATATATACCACCTAGCACTAGTGATTTATATGTAAACAACATTAATTTTGCACCCAAAAATGAAAATTTAGATGGCCATTTATTATTTAGAGAACAACAATTTCAAGACTTTAATCCAAATAGATTTTCAACAATCGGCAACGAATTATTTTATAATTCAACACGAGTTCAATTAAAAAATATAAAATAAATTTATAATAAAATGCTTAATACTAGCACCACATTAAAAGAAAGTAAAGAAAGTAAAGAAACTAAAGAAAATAATAAAAAATCAAAACAATCAAAACAATCAAAACAATTAAAAGTTGTAAGTATAGATTTAATTGAAGAAAAAGAAAAAGAAAACTTAGAAGTCGAGAGATTAAAAGAAGTCGAGAGATTAAAAGAAGTCGAGAGATTAAAAGAAGTCGAGAGATTAAAAGAAGTCGAGACTTTAGACAAGCAAAAAGCCGACCTAGCAATAAACAATATTGATTTACGCTATTTTGCAAACCAAAATCATAACCCGTCTTTTAGAACAAATAAATTAGATCAATTACTCAGCACTAATTATTTATTAAAAGACATTTATACTAATATAGAAGAAAACATAGCCACTTACAAAGATCAAATAATTAAATATAATGCAACAACTTTAGAAAAACTCATAGAAAATAGCAATAGCGACGACACTAAAATAGCAAACGGAGAAAAATACAAGCTTTATTATTTGTTATATATTTTAAATTTAATAAGCCATTTAAAGGAAAAAAAGCTTAAAAACTCTATAAAAGAAGAGCTTAAAGACTTCAATAACAAGTCGAATTATTGCGACGACGCCTCTTTAAATGATTTCAATTTATATAATGCAACACTAAATAGTATGTGCGCTAAAAAATGCATAACTAATTTAGATTTGTTTGTTGTTAGAAAAAGCTCAAACACTAAAAGAAAAATACTTCCACAAAAACGCAGTTAAAAATTTATTTTATATTACTATATTAAATAATACTATAGTAATATGTATAATACATTTAAAAAAATAGGTCGCAAATTTAAAAAAAATACGCGTAAATTTCGCAAACTCAAATGCTCTCCATATCAAAATAAATATGTAGATAGCGAGTTGAAAGACTATACTTGCTATACGCGTAATAATTTGCAATTATTTAAAAATGTGTGGAATGCTAATAATAGCGACAAAATTTTGACTAATAATAGTAAAGAAATATGGAATTTTTTCAAGCAAAAATTGGATAAACAATGCTATGATGAATTATGTTGGTTAGAAAAAACGCCATTAAGTAAAGTAAATAATAAAGAATTATTAATAAAAGAAATATTTAAGCCGTTTTCTCCCGAAACTTGGTCGTCAAAGCCCAATACGTGGCTGTCTAGTGTTGATATAACTAAAATAATGAAACAATATGAAAAATCCCATAAACATTTTAAATTTATAGGACCGACACCTATAGATTTTGATGCAAAAGAAATGTTTTCTACTTGCGTGTGGGAGCAATTATGTAATTTTAATTTAGAAAATCATATTAAAAATAAAATTAGCAAAATAGGAGTAATATTTAACACTGATCCGCATAATAAGTCAGGAAAACATTGGATATCTTTATTTGTTGATTTGACTAGAAAATTCATTTTTTACTTTGATAGTAATGGTTCAAGAATGCCAAAACAAGTAAAAGTATTAATAAACAGAATAGTAGATCAAGCGCGTAATTTAAATATTCAATTAACTGTAGATGATAATGAAGGTTTTACTCATCAATATGGCGACGGGCAATGTGGTATGTATGTGCTATATTTTATAATAGAATTATTGCAAGAAAATAAAACTTATAGTTATTTTAAAAATACACGCATAAAGGACAGCACAATGAAAAAATATAGGAAAAAATATTATAATGAGGCGCATATAAAAATGAATTCGGTGTTTATTGATTAATAGCTAATAATTAACCCAATAAAAATTGAATTAAAGATAAAGATTATTATTATTAGACTTATAACATTAATAATAATCTATTATGGCAACAGCAACCAAAAAGGTGCTTACTGAAGATTTGGGCAAAATGTTCGAAATGGCTATTTGTTTGAATTATGATACGCCTTATGATGGAACTTACAAATATAGTTTGGACGAGGCGCATTCTCTCAAAAACAGACTTAGCAATCTTAAAAATGAATTTCCCTATAACATTAGGCATTGTGCTAGTCGTGGGAGCAAATATGATTTTGAATGTGTAGATGACCCTAGCATCCATTTAAGCGCTAAAACGAGCAAAAAAAAG